ACAACCCATTTTAGAGTGTAAAGATTCATCTCTAACAGACCATTTCATTTGCTGACCAATACCTTTAAGTAGGTTACGCATCTGGAATGAATATAAAACAGCAAATGATGAATATAGTGAAACTCCTTCAGCAAATGCAGAGAAGATCGCAAGTGATCGGGCAACGTCCTTTCTAGCATCTGAATTATGTTGCAAATCTAAATGAGTGTAATCATTATTAGTTTCAACTAGGAATTCAAATTTCTGAGAAGTTGCAGGTTCTTTAAGAAATGCTGCAAAATCTTCTAGACCTAATGTCTCATTTAAATACGAATATGCAACAGCATGTACTGTTTCGTTTGCACCAAAAGCCATCGCCATTTGTCTAATTTCGTGCTTTGGGAACCATTTAGTTACCATATTAGTCCAGTAATCTGAAACTGCACATTCGGTTTGAGCAAATCCTAATAATATATTTCCAACAAGATTCTTTTCAGAAGGAGTTAAATGCTCATTCCAATCTTTAAGATCGCCTTGCATTGAAATTTCAGTATGTAACCAATGTGCTTGCATAACTGGAAGCCATCCTTCAGTATAGTACATTGGATATTCAAAGGGTTTGTACTCTACGCGTTCAACAAATAATGATGATTTTGAATTTTCCATTTTTTTAATTTTTTTTACTTTTTGTATAGACTAGAATGGCCTAGAGTTTTAAGTTCCAGGCCAATGTATTGGGATTTCTTTATATATTAAAGACAACCCAGCAGACATAGTCCGGAAGTTAATCTTTTTTCTTTTCTAACAACTTTTTGTAGTGTTCCGCTTTTGTATATAGATCGTAAGATGTAGACTTATATTGCTTTCTTTTTGAATACAAATCTGTAAGAATCATTTTTAACATTGAATCTTCGTTACGATAAACAACTCCATTTTCGCAAACAATAACATTTTTATCTGCTCTACGTTCTTCAATTTTTGAAAGTGGAACCTTTTCAACAAATGCATCTGGAGAGATATTGAATTGACGCATGATAGATGGATATAGAGATGCAAAGTCAAATGCACTTACACCGTGGTAGAAACCAACTTTAGGTTCTTTTACGAATGCACCAGCATATTGTGTATCTTTTTTACCATCAGATCTTTGTTCAGTTCCAATTCTAAAACCAGATTCTGCCATTTTACGGGCAATTAATGCTTCAGTTACGGCAACAGGGGATGCTGCTTTATAAAGAGGCATTTGTGTAATATTTGCCAATGTTAGAAGTACATCCATTGATTTTAGTTTCTGATCAATATAATATACTAACACACTATCGACTACGTTATAATAAACATATTTTTTAAAATCATCGCGATAAAGGTCTTGTAAACCTCCATTGTATTTGATTTTACCGAAACCTAGAACTTGACCTGCAACATATTCAAGAGCATTTGATTCTTTAACTTTTACAGATTTATCATATTTGTCATATAATTGCATGTAATCAAGAATACCCATGTGAAGAGGTCTTGAATCTGTAGAATCTACTGCTTTTGTTAGTGCTGAATCTGCAATATCAATTTGTAATCTTTTACAACGATTAACAATATATTGCCAGTCATAGTTGATAAAGTTCCAACCTGACATCATTGGGAATTTAGGCATGAATTTATACAAGAACGTATAAACCATATCATACTCAGATTTAAACTTAATGTATTGAAAAGTCCAATCAGAATCTAATTGTTTGAAATACTCATTAGTATCTTTTTCAATTTGACTAATTTGTTCTGGTGAAAGGTCTTCCAAACCAAGAACGATTGTCTTTTTATTTGGAGTAATAATTGAGAAAGTTAAGATTCTAGATTTAGCTTCTTCAGCTTTAGGGAATCCATCTACTATTTCAGTCTCAATATCGACAAAATAAGTCTTTGGCATATTGTATGCATAAATCTCTTCTTTGTCCTTTGCAGGAAGATTATCCATAAAATACACCAAAGAAAACTTATTGAATTGTCTAGAAGCTCCTAATTTAACAGGTCGATTATCCCAATTTTTAAATTGAGTACTTGCTTCACGATCTTTAGCATCACAAACAAACCAGTTTTGGTATTGGTTGATTGGGTATCTTTTAAAAGCTACTTCTCCTTCTTTATTATAAAAGGAAACCATAACCTCTTTGTCTCTTTGTTCGATGTCTAATAACATTAATATCCTCGTTTTTGGCGTTGCTTATTCTCTTCTGCTTTTGCAAAGTAGTAATTGTATGCTGTTTTGGCGTCTAGTCCAATTGAAGCAGCATAATTTATAAAGAAGTGTAGAATATCTACCCATTCCATATAAAGTTCTTTACGATCATTTTCTGAAAGATCGGAAATTTTCAAGTTCTCATATTTAGTATGAGCTGTTTTCCAATATTTCCAAACTGCATTACCATCTCCATCTTTAATACCACCTAATGCATCAGTCATTTCATGAATCTCATCAACTACTGCGTGAGTATTAACATGCCAGAAATTCATAATGTCTCTGATTGACATATTGTCAAAATCAAATCCATAAGTTTTTTCTTGCATTTCTTTTTGGTGATTCATTATATCTGCCAAATGCGTGGTAGATTTATCATAGAAGTCATTTACTTCTAAATCTTTACATTCATTATCAATATTTGCCATATACTATTTTATAGTTTTATTTGTTATTGTTTACTAAATTTGATATAATCTTGAATATAATTTCTAATTCTATCAGATCCAACAGGATTCATTGAATGTACTTCAAATTTTGGAAAGTTTAATTTATTGTCGATACAATAATCAACCATCCATTTAGCGCAGTCTAAACCAGTTTTTTCTTCAAATTCAGTTGGATAATCAGCATCATCTCCGCACATTACAGGACTATAATGTTCATCTGCTAAATCATGGTCAAATGATACAATTTCAGGAAGACCATTTAAAGTAACCCATTTTGTAAATTCATCATAATTTTTAACAATTGACCATTCTAATTGAGTATACATTGATGAGTATGTACCTATTCGGTGAGGCATATAACTCATACAGTCATGAGGATGCCTAAAGTCATCTAAGAATAAATAAGTTGCTTTCATAATAGTTATATTAGAAAAGCGAGCTTTGTTCAAAATTATTATTAAAAAAGTATTCCATAACTGAATCATCAGTTCTTGCTACTTTTCGACGACTAATTAAATGTGGGTTATTTCTTAAGCGGTAATAAACTCCGTACTGACAAAGACCAACTTCACAACCATAAGTTTTAAGGTCATCTTGTTCATGTTGGAAAACCTTCTTACCGTCAACATAAACATTATGAGTTGATTCATGTAATGGTATATCTCCAATAAGGTCTTTATAATTCTCACGGAACCAAATAACTCTATCACCATAAGGAATGGTACAACCTTCGCCAAACATTAAGTCTAATGTATATCTAGCTCCAGGGCCTGGTACGCAAAATCTTTCATCGTGATCTATATTAAGTCTTGGATTTACAGAGTTTGACGTTGAACAGTGATAACCGTAATAAGACCCAACACCTTCAATTTCTGTTAATATATTAAACATCTCAGATAAAGAGTTAACCTGGGCCATTCTTGCTGTGATTCCTCGAGGTATAAAAGAAGCTACCCATAGAAGAATATTAACTTTATGAGCATCTCTTGGTTGATTTCTTAACTGAGCAACGTAATTGTTGGCTGCACCAAAAAGACTTGTACGTAATTCCGTACTTCCATAGATTGGTAAACCTAAAGAAACTGCATCTTCTAAATTCTTACGAATTTTATTCTCATAATCTCGATCAACTAAAAGTCTTTCAAAATCAATTAATGCTGTCTTTGGGTTTGGATCTCTTGTTAGAACTTGGTGAATTCCACGAGCTCCATAAAAGTGGGAAATAATTGTATTGCAGATAATATTGTCCATTGACATTGGAGCATATACAATATTCTCCATGATATATCTCATACGATCATCTAGAGTAATTTGAGGATGGAAATACTCTACAGTTTCTCCAAGAGCATCATCTCCACCGCTATCATAACTATCCAGCACTCCCATATTATAAAGGGCTCTTTCGTTTACTTTATTAAAGAAACGACCGATGTCTTTCACGACATCCATATTTACGCTTTCAATTATATTACTCATTTTACTATTTTATTTTTTAAACCAACAATCATATCCACCAATTTCTTTAAAGACAATAAAACTTTTTACCTCATTAATTGGGTATAAAGCTGTTAATCTTTCAATAGCTGGTTGGGCATGTTCTTTTACTTTTCCCATGTGTAATTCTACAAAAATTACTTCAGGATAGTAAGCTTCAATGTATTCTAAGATTTGATACTCTGCACCTTCAACATCAATTTTGATAATATCTGGCTTGTAAGTATCTAACAAGTCTTGAATGTGTAAATTTTGTACCTCATCATAGTCATGGAAAGTACTTCTTTTCATGATTGATGTAGAACAATGTGAACCTCCTCTGGTTCCTTTGTAGATTTTAATTGTTTTCTCGTCAGAACCTGAAACGGCTGCATGTAAAATTTTAGCCTTTGGTTCTTCTGCAAAACTTTCAGAAAGTTTAGTGTAATTACGAACATCACATTCTACTGTGATAACTTGTTTTGCACCGTGGTCGATTGCTAATTTAGTAAATCCACCAACATTTCCACCTAAATCAAGACATACTTTGTCAGTATAATCTACTTCTGGTTTAATGTAATGAATAACGCAATCTTTAATCATATCTCTATCGATTCTTTCGGTAGCGTTAAGATACTTTATGTAGTTTGCTCTTAGTTCTCTTTGACTTTTTGTAAGCATATTATAATTCTATAGGTTTGTTAATTTCACTAAATATTCTGGCTAATTCTCGCTTTTGACGATCAATTAAATCCTTTGAATACAATTTTGTTAGTACTTTAACATCTTCGGCATTTTCAACATATAATACCTTTCTAAGTACTGGATCTTGAATAAGCTCTTTATTTGGATCGTATTCAATTTGAATTGCTGCTAATGAATTAGAAGCTAAAGTTTCATAAAAACGATATGTTACAACATTATCTAAATGTTCTTCGTCTCCAATAATTAGACTAACTTTAGATTGATTAACAAGATACATCATCTCGTCATGCGAAACTGGATTTATTTGAGTTGATGGTACATTTTTAGTTTTATAACCAACTAAAAGATTTCTAGTATCTTTTGGAATATATTTTTGCAACATACTCTCACGATACCTTTTTCTGTTTCTACCAAAATAGATAACATCCCATTTTTTAGCGTCTTCTCCTTCAAATAAGGTTGGATTAGCCAATTCTCTTTCAGTAAATAGGTGCTTAAAAATATATCCGAATAGGTTGAAGTTCATTACATTTCCCTTCTTCCATCCGTTAAATTTCTTAATGTCCTTTCCTGGAAAGATTTGAATTGAATCTTCAATTAGGTCATCCCATACATCAACATAATCTTGACATAAATTAAATCTTGCCAAAGATCTGGCAGGATTAATTGGTGGAAACATTGGATCAGTTGCAAGATTGTAGATTTTATTCTTTGCTTTTGCAATACCTTCAACAATTGCAACTGTATGAGGTTTTAATCCACCACCAAAGAAATTATCTTTTGCTAATTGAATGAATATACCATCATAAGTTTCCCACTCGGCTTCATTCGCATCTACATAATATTCTTGGTCGGCATTTCTTAAATTTTTATGTCCAATAATAGACACTTCGTGTCCTGCCTCAAGTAGAGCTTTTCGAAGATAATAGATTTCTAATCCATTTGCTCGATTTGTATTACATGAAGTATTGATGTAGATATTTAATATTCCGAATTTCATTGATTGATTTTATTTTTCTACTAATGTTGATACAACATGGACAATATCTAAATCAGGATGCCATTGTTTAATAACTGCAATTTGAACTTCATCATCGTCAAAGAATCGAACTACATTAATACCTTCTTCTTTAAGGTTATAAATAGTTCTAGCTTTATGACGACCTGAGAAAATTCTGGCTTCTACTGTATGATTTCCTCTTTCTTGTAAAGTCATTTGATTGAAGTAAACATTTGTAGAGATTCCCATTTCCGCTAATTTTTCAAAAACGTATGGTGCCTCTTCTTGACATCTACCAGTAATAATAACATCATCACTGTACCTTGGTCTAATTCCTAAAGAAACTACACCATCAAAATCGTATGCAAATATTTCGTGATTTTTCATCTTTCTAAATTGAAAAAAGATGGAGAGCAAAACTCTCCATCTTGTTGGATTAATTAAGCTTTAACTTGTTTCTCCGTAACTTTAGTAAGTTTACGGTTTGCCAAAGCTTCGCATTCTTGAACAGCATCAACAAACATCATTTGTTGAGGTGGTGTCTTTTGGGTAAATGCTGATGGTCCTCTTAAAGCACCAACAATTCCCATTTCTCTTGCAACTCTTAAATAACGTAGAGCGTCAATTACAACTCCTGCAGAGTTTGGACTATCTTGTACAGATAGTTGAGCATCAAATATAACTGGTGCTCCACCGAATCCTTCAAGTTCTAAACGGAAGTTAGCAACTTTGTTATCTCCATAATATGAGATGTACTCTGAAGGACCTGCATGTAAGAATGAACCTTCTGTTGATATTCCACGAATATCATTTTGAGCACGGATTACGTTCTCTTTAGAAATCTTTTTAGATTTTAAACGAGTTTTGTCTTCCATATTCAAGAAGTCAGTGTTACCACCAACGTTACGTTGAATGTGTGCTCTTACTACGTGACCTCTTTCGAATGCAAGTTCTTGTAACATTTGAGACAAGATAGATGCACCAAATTGAGAACGCATATCATCACCAATCAATGGAATACCTGCGTCGATAAAACGTTTCTCCCATGCTGGATCAGATGCAATAAATACTGGAATACAGTTTACAAAAGAAATTCCAGTTTCTAAGCAGATTTCTGCCCAAAATTCTGTTGCTGCTTGAGAACCTACAGGTAAGTAGTTAATCAATACTTCAACTTCATGCTCCTTTAATTGAGCAATAACTCTGTCTTTCCACTGTCTGTCCTTTTTATCGGTCCATTCAGTACGATTAGTCTCAGTTGAATTTCTCAACTCTTCAGAAACCAAGAAACGATTTGCTTCTGGGTATGCGTCCATTAATAATGCATAACCATCAATAACTGGTGCTTCATATACTGGAGCGGTTGAATTGATAGTTGGGACGATATCCCATGCAGAATTTGGACGTTGCTTCAATGCAACACCTAATGGTTGATTTACTTTACGCTCATCAATATCAAATGCACAAACAAATTCAATGTCTTTTGCGCCATATCCACCGATATCGCTACGCATCATACCATCGATATTTGCTTGATTTTCTGTGTAGAATTGTACTCCTTCTACGAGAGACTTAGCACAGTTTCCTGTACCAATAATTGCAACTTTAATTTTACTCATGATTTTTAGTAATTTGTTTTAAGTTATACTTATAATTTATAAAAGGTTTCAAAATAAACTCGTGACTTTTGGTTTTAATGCTGGATTCTTTTTGCCAGTTTCGAAATCATATTGATAATAATTTCGTGAAAGGTGCACCGATCCTGGTTTCTCCATATAAATGTCCGCATAGTCTTTTGGGCTTAGCTTGTACCATTCGCTTGGCCATTGGATAAATTCGTATCCGGCCTCACTTAGATATATACTCAGCTTATTGTTAAAAATTCGACAAATTTCCAATCTTTTTTCTAAATTTCCATAAAAAGGTGTTCCTTTGTAGAATCCAGTCTTTGGAATTCTTCTCTCTTCATGGTCGATTGGTAGTAATTGCATAACACTGATCTTTTCCATGCCTAAACTTTTTAAATGTTCAACATAGTTTTTAACTAGAGATTCGGTTGACGCAATTGGATCGGGTTGACGGCACAAATGATGTCGTACATCAATGTTACCAAAATATGTTATTAGATGTTTTGTTCCAGCAGGAATATAATTCTGCATTCCTTCTTTAATAATTCCAAATAATGTTTTACCATCGTTTCTAGAAATGTTTGCTCCTGGAACGTAAGCAGAGACTGAATGGCTATCACCGAGTACAAAGATTTCCGAGTTAAGGGTTAAATCAATTGACTCGACATTGTTTGACCTTGATGACAGGATTGCAACGTCTAATGATTTCCAATTGTCTGTACAAGAATTCATACGAGATTGTGCAAATGCACCAACATCTGGCATTTGTCTATTAAGACAATACACATCTCCTTTAAAATCAATAAATCTCTGGATTCTAGCAGCTGGTTCATCTCCTGCACCGCCAAAAAGATTGTAACTACCTTGGAATTCCATCGGTAAGGCTACCATCCAAACGTCGAAATCATGAATGTTACCGTCTTTTGTCAAAACAGTAACATCCAATCCTAGACTTTTTAATTGAGACATAAGTAAATATGCCCACGCAGATTTGTGTGATTCTTTTTTTGAGCTGTAAGTTGTTACAACATCATCAATTGCAATCTTTTTGCCAGCTAACTTGTCTTTAATTTCGTAAATACTAGTCATTTGATTTGATTGGACGAGATTCTTCAATCTCATTAAGGTAATTCTCTAATCCTTGGATATAGGCAACTGCATCAAGCAAATTGTCTTTCTTATGGTTATAAGATTCTCTAGAGAATTTCAAAGCAACTAATGCTTTAAACATGTGTTCTCCAGTTACTGGAATACCAGTCATTCCTTGAAAAATCATTGCTGCACGATCCATACCTTCTGAGAAAGGACCATAATTACGGTCTGCTTCTTCTGATCTGTGATTAACGATTTTGTCTGCTTCTTCTAAAATACTCATAGCTCGATATGTTTAGTACTTATATACGTAAATTCAAAAAAGTTTCGAAATTATCGATATAAAATTACAAACTCGCCGAAATGTTTATCGAAGATGTTAATTAGGTTTTCGTAGTCTGAGAATGTCAGTTCTACTCTAAGTTTTGCCTTTTGTTCTTGAGACCAACCTAGTTGTTTAGCAAAGTTCATTGCCATTCCCATTAAGTAGAATGCATTTCCTTCTGGTCCATTAAGATCGATTTCGATTGGACCTTTCTTTTTGTCTTTTGCTGATTTTATCATGTTGAGATTGTTTAAATATTATATGTAAATATAAACAATTTCCATGACATAAAAAAATATTTAGTGAA